CTTTGTGCGGTTCGAGTTCTATCTTTGACCCAGTCAGCCCAGCACGGAACCAGGGGTGCCTTGCCAATAGTGGAATGGTCTCTGCCGACACACCTCGTCCGTAGTGTGTCGCCAGAGCGTCGTGGATAGTCGCCACTCGTATCTTCCCTACTTCCTCGATGGCTTCTGGCCGGAACTTTGGTTCCAGTCCCATGGTCAGAGGCATTTCGCAGGCGGAGTAGAGTTGTGCGAGGTCGGGTGGCGGTAGAGATTCGGGTGCTAGCCCTATGCCGTAGCCGGTTGAACTTAAGCGTAGTCCAAGCGCTTCTTGCAGTGATGCTTGACAACCTCCCTTCTTTCTTGTGTGTGAAGTACATGCGGCTCTTCCCGGTATGGGTGCTCGTGCCGATTTCAGGTCCTCATTGGAGATCCCGAAGTTCGCCAAGTACTTATCTGTGAGCCGTACATACTTACGACGTTTGCAATCCGTGGTCAGCCTTGCTGCAAAGTCTTCGAGCTTTTCGAGTTCGTCGTCTTCTGCATCATAGGCGTCTTTGAACCACAGGTCGATTTTCTCCTGTATGGCCTTCTCCTTCAGGTGTTCCATTCTCCATGGAATGGCCCTGCTGAGGGATGATGCCGAGAATAATCGAAGTCGCGACGTCGTCGGAAGGATGTTCAGTGGATAGGGCAGACTGACCTTCGTCGAAGGTACAGCTTCGAAGGGCTCATTGATGTGGATCGGTTTTCTCCAGTCGCTGGGGAACCCGTCCTGCGTGAGCTCGCTTTCGAAGGACTCATGGCGCCATGCATGAGATACCTGCTTTGTCCATTTCAGTCCATCCCGTACACACAAGCTGAGGTAGTTAAGGTAACCGAATGCTCGAAGCGCATTGTTACGAACCTGGATGTCGCCGATCTTTCCATATGCTAGTTCGAACCCTGTTTTTAGGGTATGCATATTTCGGATGACAACCTTGGCTTGACTTTGGTACTTCTCACATTGATGCATTCTCCGTACGCGTTCCTTAACGGATGCGGGAGTCTTAGCGGGAATTCCTGGCTTGTTCTGAGCCAGTGTAGCCTTGCACTTATCTGTGGATCTACCAAGTCGTTTCCAGCCATTTCGTAACTTTTTGGCTAGCTTAGCGGGAGCGGTTTCAACCTTCTCTCCTACCTTGACTCGTTTCCGTTGCCCCTTGCCGGCAAGTTGATACCTGACCTCTTCGCGCGTCACGCAAGAGAGGTAAGACAATCCGGCAAGCGTCGAGTGCGAGAGCTGCAGCCCATGGGCTTGTAGTTTCTTCGCCATACCAAGGTGGGTTCCATCCCAGGTAAGCTCCTGGGCCCCACCGAGGTTGACCCCTCGACGGC